AGAGAGATCATTGTGAAAAAAAGCTTTTTCTGCACAGGTTTTATCGCCACAGTTTTTGCAGTCTAAGATGTAAACATATTCTTGTTGAACCATGTAACCTGTGTCATGGCTATCTACATAAGTTATGCTTCTCATTTTATCTAAAAATGTTTCCCAATCAGAACCATCAAAGTCAAAAGTTTTTATATTAACATTAAATTTGTAACCATAATCTTTTACCATATCTTCTTTGTGCATAAATTTTAAATCAGTCATAACAGACCTCCTTGTAATCAGTGTGTAGCTGTGTTCTGTTATTAGCTTTTGCAGTAACATTGATTACAATAGCCATCTTTCCTGTTTTTTTATTTAAAGTATAATTAAAAGCAATTAAGTCTTTTTCTTCTGCTTGTTTTTTTATCCCTGAGATAGATAATCTTCTATCTCCTCTGTTTACAGTTTTGTAAAAAGATAAATTACAAACAGTTTTATCTTCGTATGTTGCTGGTAATATATGCTTTTCTCCATTAACCATTTTATCAAAATCAATTTTAAATAGTTTTGCAAATCTCCTGATGCTTGTGTTCGCATCTATTATAGATTTATTCAGCATTGTATTTGTAAGTCTAAGCTGACCAAAGTCAGGCTTTAAAGTTTTTAAAATTTTATCTTCTTTGTTCATAAGAACCTCCATTCCTTTGCTATTGATTACTAGGTTATGCTTTATAATCTTTACTGTCAACATATTATTTAATTATAATTGACAGATTGTCAACAACTAAATATCATAGCAGTATGAAATTAATTGATTACATAAAGCAGAATAAACTTACACAGAATAAGTTTGCCATCAAATCAGGGTTAACTAGGTCAGCTATTTGTAGGCTATTAAAGTCTGAAAGATTTCCTAGTCCTGATACAATGAACAAGATAGAGTTAGCCACGCTTGGTCAGGTATCAGCAAATGATTTCTTAAAACAAATGCAAGAAAGAATGATAGATGGCAGATAGTCGCAACAAAGGTGCATCTTTTGAAAGAAAGATATGCAAGTTAATCAAAGACAATCTAAACATAGATGCCAAGAGAAACCTAGACCAATACCAAGCTAAAGGACAGGCTGATATAATTATTCCCAGGTGGTCTATTGAGTGTAAAGCCTACCAAAAAGGAACCACTTATAAGCAATCTTGGTTGCAGCAAACAAGAGAAGCTGCAAAGCGTTTGAACTTAACACCTGTATTGATATACAAGTTTAACAACTGTCCAATAAAGTGTGTTATTCCTATTGATGTTTTGTCTAGGAACTTTAGTGCTGGGCATGATTTAGTTTGTGAAGTTGATATAGAAACATGGTTTTACATAGTGAGGGAGAGAGATGTTATTAGCTGATGGATTTGAAAAAGCATTTATAGGTATCACAATACCTTGTCCAAATGCAGAAGAAGTTGCAGTCTATGATAGTGCAATCTGTTTAGATGTACTGATGAAAAGAGATGGCATGACAGAAGAAGAAGCTATAGAGTATTTTCATTTTAATGTAGTTGGTGCTTTTGTAGGTGCATTTACACCAATATTTATTACAAGAGCTACAATAGAAGAAGCTAAAGAAAGTTGTGAATACTATGGATAAGTTTGAATTACTACAAAAGACGGCTGATGTTATACAAGATCGTGGCGATAGTTATGGAGATATAACTGAGTGCCATAAAAGGATTGCTGGTTTGTGGTCTGTTATATTAGATAAGAAAGTAGAACCTGAACAAGTGGCTCTTTGCATGATAGCGTTAAAGGTAGCTCGTTTAATGGAAAGTCCTGACCATACAGATTCATGGCAAGACATTATTGGCTACACAATGACAGGTTTTGAGTGTGCAAATGCCAAAAAATAATTTTCATATATTTAAAAAGCAAGCTCGTTTGTCCAAAACAAAAGAAAAGTATATAGATGTTTTGTTGGCTATGAATGTCTTACCAAATGTAAATGAGCCTATGGCAAAAATGACGTTAGAAGCTTATTGGGTATACTATACAGAGCTTGATGACACTGAAAGAAGTATGAGAGATGTTTCTCGTTTTGTGCATGGTTATGTAAGTACAAATATCCAAAATAAATTATTTTCTTGACAGGTTTTTTCTCTTTTGTATAATCAGCTTTGCTGTCCTAAGCAAATCCGTATGGCAACGATCAAAACATAGTTTATGTATCTTAGCTTTGATTAATGTAAACTATAAAATTAAATAAAAATATTAGAGTCTATAATATATCTATGCACTGCTATATCAGTGCATAGATAGAGATATACTAATTTTTTTCTTGGTAAAAGTTATTTAATATGCCTTGTGTTTTGACAAGTATCATTTGACTTTCTCTATCTTTTTTTTGACAACACCATGTAACCATTATTTGAATAGCTTTTGATATAATTTTATATTTATAATATGTCATGTCTCTCTCCTATTTCTCATCTTGATAAATTCTATGCAGTAAAATAGAAATTGTTTTACTGATTTCTATGTTGCCTGTTTCATATCTTGATACAGTCATATTATCTACTCCAAGTAATTTTGCTAACTCGTTTTGAGTATATTGTAATTCTGTTCTGACTTTTTTGAATTGCTCTTTTGTTAGTTGCATGGTAATTTCTCCTGTACCTTTGCTAGGTTGAGGAGTTGCATCGTCATGTGTGCAACTCCTTTTTATTTATATTGATATATGCTCATTATAATCTTTTGGTAAGCCTTTGAATTGATGTACATATAAATCATTTTCTGTGTTGACCTCAAAGTACTCGCCATCTTTACCTTTGAGTTTCAATACTTCATAGATAACCATGACACAAATATCTTTCTCATACTCGTAATCATACTCAGCGTATAAATGATAGTCGTAAGGCTTGCCGTTATGCCAAACGCTATGCCACATATCTACTTCGCCTTTATTTTTAAAGTACCTTGCAGAACGTATAGCTTTTTCTATAGCTTTCTTTTCCATGTCTACTCCTCCAAGTTAAATTGATGATTGATAGACCAAAAAGCTTCATTCAGCTTGTTAATGTCTGACAAGTACAAATCATGGCAATCTGTAAGCATACTTAAAGCATCACTTAAAGCTTTGTGAGTTTGCTTGATTGCTTGCATCTGTTCTGACGTTAAGCTTGCCATTGCTTTTTTATTTGCGGCTTGTTGCTTTTCTCTTTCTATTTGGTACTCGTTTTTCTTTGTCATGTTACTTGCTCCTCATTGTTAAATATTATGTTCCAAGTTTCTTCAATTTCATCATCAAGATTTTCATCTTGAATAAATCCTAGTTGGTTTTTTATATATAGAATACGACATTGTTCTACTGTCCAAGCATCTGTAGTTTCTTCATCAAAGAATAATTGAGGTTGAAGTTCTTTCTTACTCTGTCTTTGTGCTTGGTAATAGAAAATATTAACCAAGGCTTTTTTATATCGTTCTTCTTTTGTCATGTTACTTGCTCCTCATTGATTGCTAGGTATGTTGTCATGGTTTTGTATTTCAACCATTGCTTGTAATATATTATTTGCAAATTGTTTTTGATAGCTTGATAGCTTTTCATCATAGGCTGATAAAAACATTTCTGTATTATAGTCCATGTTAAATTTAACTAAAAACTTTTCGTCATAGTCAAATGACAGTCTGTTTTTTTTGTCTTCAGCTACCAACCATGTTTGCCAAATTATGTTTAATTGATTTTCTATTTTCTCTTTTGTCATGTTATTTCTCCATTTCTTTAATTGTTTCTTTGAATTGTTTTTTATCTTCTTTAGATATCTCTGACATGGATATATATTCATAACCTTCATTCATTAGCTTTTCATTTAGAATTTCAATGACAGAAGTATAATGATATATATTTTCATAACCTTCTAAAGGTTTCTTGGTTTCTGCATCTACTACAACATAATCAGTAGAATATAATTTTATTGTCATGTTATTGTCTTTCTCTTTTGCTAGTTATGGCATTGTTGCCGTTTTAAGCCTGTTACAGGCTTGTTAATGTAAAGACTAGTATAATCTAGCCTTTACAATCTTATGTATTGTTATTATTTGCAAAATCTATTGCAGATAATTGATTATTAAAATCATAACTAAATGATCTTTCATTTACAGGAGAATCGCTAACTTGAAATTCTTCGTTCTTATTATCAATAGTTTTAGATTTGTAAATATACCAATTATTTATTATTGCGATTAATTCCATTGTTTAACCTCCAAATATTATTAATATGAATATTGCATAACCAAATATAGTGAATAAGAATAATAACTCTATTATGCTAGTTGCTATTAATTTAAATATGTTTTTCATTTTTAATAACCTCTAATATTTCTTTTGCTCTGTTTGGTGTTAACTCCATTTGATTTGTTGCATTGCCGTTGCCGTCAAATATCTTAATGCTAAAACCATATTTAGTTTTTTGTAGTTTATTAAATTGATTTATTAAATACTCTTTGCTTGTCATGTTATAACCTTCTTTGTTGCTAGGTTGTGAGCCTTGTAGCTCTTGAAAGACTGGAGCAAATCCAGTCTAACAAGAGTAACAAGAGTTAAGCTACTTCCTTTTCTTCTGTATCAACTAGTTCGCAATAGTCTAACAATCGAAATTCTATTATCTCTGTTAAGTTTTCTTCGTACCATTTAAACGACTTTTCATCATAATTTAACATGAAACTTTCAGCCATTATTATGCTTGTTTTAATATGTAAATAATCTTTTATTGTATGAAGTTTGCTTTTATCATATTCTTTTATGAATTTTTTATAAGCGTTAATACAATCAATCATATGTTTAACTGTAAAATACTTGGCAGAAAGATTAGCCGTAAATTTGCCATAGTTCCTACCATAACACCAACCATTCCTATGTTGCTTTTCTTGTTGCAGTTCATACTTATAAATATTATCTCTGTATTTGTTCCAAGTAATATTATTCATGAATTGTAAATTATCGTATAGTGAGTTTATTAATTTAATTTGTTTATTATTAATCATTGTCTTTTCCTTTGCTAAGTTTAGTTAATGTAAAGATTTGTATTGCCTTGCTTGTCTTGTCTTAAATCAAATTTATCTATGTTAAATTTATCTTTAGAATATTTGTTATTGTACATAAATAAAACATCTGTCTTTTGAAGCCTTATGTATAACCCATCATCACTGCTTGTTGATACATAGCCATAGATATATTTAGATTTGTTTATCATTTGTTTGATTGTCATGTCTTTACCTTTCTAGTTGTTGATTGTTATTAGTGGATAATACAGAGTTATTATTGTAAACATGCCGCTTAACATAAATGCAGTAAAAGACACGCCAACATAATTAAGTGATAGTAAATATATAAACGTAGGTAGCATTATAATAAATTGTGCCAATGCTATTATTAAGACTGTTTGATATTTCATGTTGTAACCTTTGCTAGTTAATTAATATACCTTAAGTATACATACATAACGTATATATGCAACATAAAAGAAACAAATAAAAACAATGGCTTAGCAAATTAATTTCAATGCATTATATATGGTGTAGTTTATTTTGTATTGAATTATAAGCTTGGATAGTTTATGGATTATAGCATATACAGACATAGTATTTACTTATTTATATATACAGAGTTAAGACAGTCTTATGCGGCAAATAATAAACCATGACACAAGCAAATAAAAAAAGAACACGCAAGGCAAAAAAGCAAGGCATAGGGGGGCTAAATAATAAGGTATGCACCCCACACGCACCTGCACCACTTTATATATGTTAATAGGTAGTTCTACACACACATGATAAGCAAAGCAAAACAAGACCACATCATATCTTCCATAACAGACGGACACAGCCTTGTAAAAGCATGTGCAGATGCGAAGGTCAGTCGTGCTACGTTATATCGCTATATGAGCAAAGATACGGAACTAGACACCAATGTTAAGACTGCACAAAGACAGGCTGCTGAGAAAGCACTTGAGGAGCTAGAGGATATGTATGGTGATGCCTTGCATGGTAGAAAGAGCTATGACCCTAATTTATTAAGAGACTATGGGCATCATGTAAGGTGGAAAGTGCAAAAGGTATTGCCAGATAGGTTTGGAGAGCCTAAGAATAGAACAGGCGTTGAGATCAGTGATGGATCGTTAAAGATAGTTTGGGAGACTGGTACAGAGGATGCAAGTTAAGATACCCTATAAGCCTAGAGACTTACAGGCTGAGATGCACAATAAGTTGAAAAGATGGAATGTGCTTGTGATGCACAGACGTTTTGGTAAGACTGTGTTTGCTGTCAATCATATGATTAAACATGTGTTAACTTGCCCTTTGCCAAGACCAAGAGTTGCGTTAGTGGCTCCTACGTTTACGCAAGCTAAGAGGATTAGTTGGGATTATGTTAAGTATTATGCTGGAGTTATACCAGGAGTTACGTTTAACGAGACTGAGTTAAGGGCAGACTTTCCTAATAATGGTAGAATAATGTTATTGTCAGGTGAGAATCCAGATGCGTTGAGAGGTATATACTTAGATTTGTGTGTGTTTGATGAGTATGGTATGCAAAATCCTAGGGTATGGGGGGAGGTTGTAAGACCAGCCTTGTCTGATAGAGAGGGTAGTGCTATCTTTTTAGGTACACCAGCAGGGCATAATCATTTTTTTGATATACTACAACAGGCTAAAGAGCAGGATGAAGAAGGTTCTGACCAATGGTACTGGAAGATTGCTAAAGCTAGTGAGACTAAAATTGTAAAAGATACAGAGCTAGAAGCTGCACAAGTGCAAATGACACCAGAGCAATATGAGCAAGAGTATGAGTGTTCATTTACGGCTGCTATTATTGGTGCGTATTATGGTAAGTTGCTTTCTGATTTAGATGATGAGGGTAAGATAACTAGGGTTCCTTACGATCCTGCATTACCAGTACATACGGCTTGGGATTTAGGAATTAATGATTCGACTGCTATTTGGTTTGCACAGGTTTATAGAGGAGGAGCTGTTAATGTTATTGATTATTATGAGAATAGTGGCGTTGGCTTGGACCATTATGCTGAAGTCCTTAGACAAAAAGATTATCACTGGGGAGATCATCTTGCTCCACATGATATTGAGGTTCGAGAACTGGGTAGTGGGAAATCGAGATTAGAGACTGCGTTTAGTTTGGGTATACGTTTTAAAGTAATACGAAAGATGAAGATTGCTGATGGGATCAATGCTGCTAGGATGCTAATACCTAAATGTTATTTTGATAGAGAAAAATGCAATGATGGTCTTGAGATGTTAAGACAATATAGACAGGAATGGGATGACAGGAAAAGGATGTTTAGGGATCAGCCAAGACATGACTTTACAAGTCACAGTGCTGATGCGTTTAGATACCTTGCTTTAGGGTTGGAGAATCGTACTAAGATGACAAGAGCACCACAGTCTGTGGCAGTCAATGAGTACAATCCTTTTACGCTGTGATGTACTCTCAGGATTATCGTGATGCTATGGAGATGGTGCAGTATAGTGAGCACCATAAAGACTGGGATGATAAGATGTTGCAAAAATATATTGAAAGACCTTTAGGTATTATGCAGTATAAAATTATGAGGAATGAATTACACGAGCCATTGATGTTTGCTACATGGGGATTTCCTACTGATAAACAGGTAGATAGTTATGTTGGCAGTAAATATTTTCCTGTTGATGGGTACAAGGGTGGTGGCAAAGATGTTTGGTTAGTAGACTTTATTGCAAAAAAAGGTTATACAAGAATTGGATTTGACGTTTTAAAGAGAATGTTTATGCGTAGTGGACATAAAAAAGCGTTTTGGTTTAGACCTGAAACTGAAAAGTTAGGGTGGCATATTGTGAAAGGAAAATAACATGGGTGGTGCACCAAAAAAAATTGAAAAAGCTGTGTCAAAAGTAGGCAAGGGTGCTGTAAAAGGTGCTGGTAAAGTTTTTGAAGCAACGATAGAAAAGCCTGGGAAAAAGATAATCAGAGAAGTAACAGATACTGTAATGAATATGGATAAGTTTGATAGAATGGACACATCTCCTGAAGTTACTCCTGAAGTCACTCCTGAGGTTGTTCCAGATGAAAGTCCTACTATTACAACTAGGTATGCGACTAGAGGTAAGAGATCAGGACAAGGTGGTACAATCATGGAAGGTTATGGTGTAACAACTAGACCAGCTTCAAAAAGATCAGTAACATAGGAGGTAATAATGTCGTTCCTAAAACCTAAAGTATATGTTCCCCCACCACCACCAGTACCAGAGGAACCTGCAAAAGCTGATTATGAAAAGGCTGCTGCTCTATCTGCTGAAGCTGAAACAACAGAAAGAAAAAAACGTAGAGGTCGTGGCAGTACGATTGTTGCTGGTAACTTAGGAGAAACATCTACCAGTATGAGTGGATCAGGTGGTACACCAACTTTGTTAGGATAAGCTGATGATGAATGTCAAGGATATAGTTGCTAGGTTTCAACACGTTGAAGGTCAGAGAGACAACTGGAATAATCATTACCAAGAGTTAGCTGACTATATGTTGCCAAGAAAAGCAGACATAGTTAAGAAAAGAAGTCGTGGTGAAAAAAGAATGGAGCTTATCTTTGATGGTACAGCTTTACAATCAGTAGATTTATTATCATCTTCTCTACATGGTATGCTTACATCAGGTGCTACACCTTGGTTTCATTTAACTATGAAAGATGAAGATTTAGGTAGAGATGAAGAAGTGCAGAGGTGGTTAGAGGATTCCTCGCAAAGAATGATGCGTGCTTTTACTATGTCTAACTTTGAAACAGAAGTACATGAGATGTATGTTGATCTAGTTGTATTTGGTACTGGCTGTATGTTTGCTGAGATGGATGACAAGACATTACGTTTTAGTACAAGGCATATATCAGAGTTTTATGTAACAGAAGATCAATATGGTATTGTTGATACTGTGTTCAGAAAGTATGAGATACCTGCAAGGCAAGCTGTGCAAAGATTTGGTATTGATAATGTTGGTGCTTTTATAGCTAAGACGTTTGAAAAGAAGCCAGACGAAAATGTGACAATACTACATGCAGTCATGCCAAGAAAAGACAGAGATCCAACTAAAGCTAATAATAAAAATATGCCATATGCGTCTATGTATATCTGCATGGAAACAAAAATGATACTGGCAGAGAGTGGCTTTCAAGAGTTACCTTACGTTGTTCCACGCTTTCTCAAGGCAACTGGGGAAGTTATGGGTAGATCTCCAGCTATGGTTGCGTTGCCAGATGTTAAGATGTTAAATCTTATGTCAAAAACAATCATACAAGCAGCTCAGAAAATGATAGATCCTCCACTATTAGTACCTGATGATGGGTTCCTACTCCCCATTAGAACCCAGCCTGGAGGTCTTAACTTTTACAGATCAGGCTCAAGAGATACAATAACACCACTACAAACTGGTGCTAATATACCTATCGGATTAAATATGGAAGAACAACGAAGGATGGCAATTCGTTCTGCTTTCTTCGTTGACCAACTACTAAGTGGCAGTACACCTAACATGACAGCTACAGAAGTAATACAAAGACAGGAAGAAAGAATGAGAGTTATAGGTCCTGTTCTTGGTCGATTAATGAACGAAATGCTAAGACCTTTGATTGATAGAGCTTTTGA